GAGAAATATAATTCTAAATAGTGCACTATAGTGCACATTTATTATCATTAACATGCTAGATTAGAAATATAATTCTAATTTGTGCATTAAATTACACATATGAATGTACTTATTTATGATATAGAAACTATGCAGGAAATGTTTCTTGTATCTATATATAATCCTGAGACAGANGANATGNCTGACTTCCAGGTTAATAAGAACATGAACCAACTAGGTGGATTTATTAAATTCACTGAACAACACAAAGACTATTACTGGGTAGGTTATAATAACTTACGCTTTGATAGTCAAGTTGTTGAGTGGATTATGCGAACTTATGACCATTGGGAAGAATATACAGCATTAGAAGTGTGTGCACTAATAGCACAGAAGGCTGCTGATGTTATACATGATGCTAACTTTGATGTATTCCCTGAATATAGAGAAGAAGCACTAGCACTTAAACAACTAGATGTATTTAAGGTGAACCACTATGATAATAAGAATCGTATGGTCTCATTAAAACGATTAGAGTTTGAGATGGATCTTGAGAATATAGAAGAGATGCCTATACATCATACAAAGACTAACATGACTGATGAAGAAATTCAGATGACTGTTGATTATTGTCACAATGATGTCATGGCTACTTATGAATTCTATAAGATTACCATTGGTGATACAGAGCATCCATTATACAAGGGTAACAATCAAATAGAACTAAGACAGGATATACAAGAGGAATTTGGTATACCATGTTTAAACTATTCTGATAGTAAGATTGGTGATGAGATGATTAAGAAGTTCTATTGTCAAGAGAAAGGTATAACACTCAAGGATTTACCAAAGAAAGGTACATTCAAGACAGCTTTTACAGTGAGAAGCTGTGTAGCTGATTATATAACATTCCAGACACCAGAGCTACAAGAGTTCTTTAAGAATGTAAAGAAGGTTAAACTTACGTTGAAAGATGATTTTAAAGAGTCATTAGTATTTAAGGATAACATATATACATTTGCTAAGGGTGGCTTGCATACAGAAAACAAACCTAAAATATTTGAACAAGATGAAGAAAATCTTATCATCGATTGGGATGTATCTAGTTATTATCCTGCTATTATTATTAATAATCAGAGGTATCCTTCTCATCTTGGTCCTGCATTTCTTAGAGGCTATAAGCAGATGTTTGATAAACGTCTTGAGTTAAAGCCATTAGCTAAGAAGGATAAAAAGATCAAGGGTATTGTAGGTGCATTAAAGTTAGCTGTTAACTCTGTGTATGGTAAGTCCAGTGACATGCAATCATGGATATATGACAGACAACTAACTATGTTCACTACTATTACAGGTGAGCTCAGCTTATTAATGTTGATTGAAGCATATGAATTAGCAGGTATAAACATTATATCAGCCAATACAGATGGTGTAACAATTATGGTTAATAAGAATAAGATTGATAAGATGCATGAGCTCAACAAATGGTGGATGGAATTAACTACCTATGAGCTAGAGCGTACAGATTACGCAAAAATTATATTCTCAACAGTAAATGACTATTTAGCAATTAAAACAGATGGCGAAATTAAAAAGAAAGGTGACTTTCTCACGGATTTTGAGTTACACAAGAATAAATCAGCTCGCATTGTACCTATTGCATTGGAGCATTGGTTTGTTAATGGTGTGCCTGTGGGTGATACCATTCGTAATCACACAAATATATATGACTTTGCCCTTAGACAAAAGGCAAGCAGAAACTTCCACTACGAAGGACTGAGTAAAGGAACTACCACTATATATAATAAGCTAATCAGATATTATGTATCTAAAACAGGAGAGAAACTATTAAAGGTTAAGAATCCTGATTGTGATACTAATGCTGCAGATGTAAGTCAAGTTGAAGCTGGTGAATGGGTGATGCATGTTTGTAATAAACTAAGCAAAGACCATCCATTGGATAATATAAACTATGATTATTACATCGAGAAGGCTGATAGAATCCTTGAGAAAATACAATTCGCAGGTAGGAAGAGAAAAATAGTTATTAACCCTAATCAAATAAGTTTATTCTAATGGAANCAAAAATGAAAGCAGCATTTATAGTTATAAGTTATTTAACTATAGTAGGACAAGATCCATATACAGGTGTACAGAAAGCTATTGATTGTGCAGTTCAGTCAGTAGATCAAATAATAGCAGTTTTAAATCCTGAAGATTTTGGAATAGAAATGAATACTATTTCTGATATGAAAAACTATTGGAATGAAGTAAAACAAGAAATACAAAACTATGGCAAAGATTAACAGAGAGAACATAGCTGATCACTTGTTAGACTACCAATTAGGTATGATAGATAAATCTACTCAAGAAGCATATATGACAAAAGAGTGGTATAGTAAATGGACTATGACCCAGGAACAACATGATGCATTCAAAGCATATGCTGTTCCATTAATGAAAAAAGTATTTAAAATAAACAAATCAAGAGCTGAAGCAAACTTTCAATGGTTTGACCTTCAGTTTGGTTTACGTATTAAAGATTAAACATGGAAAAAGAAAAACAATTATTCATCATTGATGGATACAAAATTTGGGCTTACACAATGGAAGAAGCACAACAACATTATCAAATGATTAAAAACTTTTAATTATGGGAGCAACACAATTTAAACAAAGAAATACTGGTAAAACAGCAGCAGAAGCATATAGAATAGCTTGTGAAAGAGCTGAAGATGAATATGGTCATCAAGAAGGATATAATGGTACAATTAGTACTACAGCTGGATTTAGAGATGAAACAGAAGCATATAAGAAAAGTAAGTTTGATGATGTATCTGCTTATATATATAATAGATTTGAGAACATGAACAAATATGATTGTTCAGCAATATGTCTTAGACAACCTATTGATAATAAAAACAAAACTAAGTCACAAGTGGAGCACATTGTAACACCTGGTACAAAGAAGTGGGTGCTTAAATATGTAATATATAGTGATGAAGGAAGGAAACTTGGTGATTATAGAACTAAGGGACATGCAGTTAATAATGCACGTAAATATACTGAAGATAAACAAATTTCTACTTATATAATAATGGAGAAACAATTGGAACAAGGTACTAATAAAGTAGCTAAGGTAACATACAAGAAAGCTATTAATGAAAGAGATGGTGAGTGGGTATTCTTTGGTTATGCAGCTGAATAAAAAATATAATATGCAAGGAAGAAAAGTAACAACAAAAGACATAAAAAGAGCAGAATTACCAAGTAGAAACATCCTTAACACAACATTAGTTACACAAGTTGAGATTATAGAAGATGGTGTACTTAAATTCTATAACTGGGATGTACGAACAAAGGTGTATGCTATGCTTGAAGACACAGGACGAAAGTTAACAATCATTATTAACCATCAAAACAAAACAGATGCCAGACATATCGATGTGTAAAGGTGATGAATGTTCTTGGAAAGAAAACTGTGTTCGCTATATGGCTGAACCAGAAGAATTAAATCAAACATACTTCTTACATCCTCCATATATATTGGATGAGAAAGGAATGAGCTGTGATTACTATTGGAAATTAAAACCTAAAACCCATGAAAAACCTACGAATTAGTGAGGATTTTGAAAGGGAATCCCTCAAAGATTTTGTATATTTGTATGAAGAAGAAAGACTGTTAGATGCAGCTATTCAGAAGGATACGAACAGAAGACCTGCAAAAATAATTGTTGTTGATAAAGATAAAATACTAGAGAGAAAACATGAATATCAACATAACCCACTACCATTTTGAGGAGATTATTAATTCTGGCTACACGCTAGATATGATATATTTCTTAAAGCTTGCAGATGAAGGATTTAACGTAGAATCTCTATGTACAAATCCTAAGATGCAAATGCTTTGTCAAACTGTACGAAGAAAAGGACTACTATCAGAGTCCTTCAAAATAACACTGATAGGTAAATCTGTTATTGGATTTCTAGATGAGGAAGGTACACCAGAAATTAAGTTAGTTAAGAAGAAACAAGATTCTAATGACTTTGATGATTGGTGGAAGACTTATCCAGGAACTGATACATTTACACATAAGAAGGTTGACTTTACAGGAACTAGAAGCATGCGAGCGAAGAAAGATGATTGTAAAGTTAAACTGAATAGCATTCTTGCTGAAGGTGAATATACTATCAAGGAAATGATAGCAGCATTAGAATATGAGGTTTTACAAAAGAAAGAGAATTCATATAAGACTAAGACTAATAANCTTAGTTATATGCAGAACTCTCTAACTTATTTAAATCAACGCACCTTTGAACCATTCATTGAATTGGTTAGAGAAGGTAAAAAGATTGTAGAAGCACCAATCATTACAGGAGGCACTGATATATGAGTTTTGAACATTTAAAGAAAGAGGTACAAGCAGGACTTGATGGTAGAAACAATGGTATTCCAATGGGTTTCGACAGACTTAATAGATATATAGGCATACGAAAGTCTATGTATACATTAGTTGGTGGACTAACTGGATCTGGTAAAACTTCATTCATCGATGATGCTTATGTACTTAATCCATTTGATTGGTATATCAGCAAAGCAAACACTACAAACATTAAGCTGAAGATTGTTTATCGCTCTATGGAGAGAAGTGGTACATATAAGTTAGCCAAGTGGATTAGCAGAAAGATCTTTGTAGATCAAGGATTTCTTATTCCTGTTAATAAACTATTAGGCTGGACTGAGAAGATGACCAAAGATGAGCATGATTTGTTCTTAATGTATGAAGACTATGCTAATGAGATGAAAGAGGTTATTACAATCATTGGAGGACCAGAGAATCCTGTAGGTATTGCAAAAGAGTTAGCAGCGTATGCTAAACAAAATGGTGTAATAGAGAAGATTGATGAGTATAACAAAGTGTATATTCCCAATAATGAGAATGAAGTGACTATTGTAGTTATTGATCACATTGGTCTATTAAAAACCACAAAGGACCAGCCTACCAAGAAAGCAGCTATTGATAAGATGTCTGATGAGCTGAGATATGCTAGAGATTTCTTTGGATATAGTCCTGTTGTTGTTAGTCAGTTCAATAGAGACATTTCTAGTCCAATGAGACTTAAGAATGGTGATGTTGAGCCACAGCTGGAAGACTTTGCTGATAGTTCATCTACACAAAATGATGCTGATGTTGTATTAGCCCTATTTGATCCTATGCGTTACAAGGTTGCAGATCCTAGTGGATATGACCTAGAGAAGCTAAGAGATTCATATGGTGCTAAGTATTTCAGAAGCCTTAGATTGATAAAGAATAGCTA